CTCAACAGAGCTATAATTAATGCAACTTTTCGACAAGTATTTGAGCCAGCATAAAAATGACAGTAAATCAGAAGATATTTACAGATTTACTTGCTACTAATCCTTCAGCGATTATAGAGTTATTTACTTTACAACTTTCAACCGCGTTACACGGAAACAACACTACATACAGATTTCATAGCGGTAGTAATCTTAATTCAAATGGTGAGATAGTATGGCAGGGCAATAGCTACACACGATTACCTATTGAAGTGACGGGTTTTGCGTTTAGAAAAGGACAACTACCAAGACCTAAAGCCATAATTAGTAATAAAAATGGATTTATTTCTGCAATCTTATTAGATGTAAACAATACTACGACAGGAAGTGATTTAACAGCTGCTGTCTTGACCAGAATAACAACTCAAGCCAAATTTCTAGATGCTGCAAATTTTGTTGGCAGTAGTAATTCAGATGCTGACCCTAACGCTGAGTATCCTAGAGAAACCTATTCCATAGATCGTAAAGCAGCCGAAAATAGAGAAGTAGTAGAGTTTGAATTAGCAGCACCAACTGATCTAGCTGGTGTTCGTATTCCTAAAAGACAATGTACTAGAACTTTATTTCCCTCTATCGGAACTTTTGCATAATGGATTGGAAAAAAAAAGCATTATTACACGCAAAAAAAGAGGACCCAAAAGAGTCTGTAGGATTATTACTGAATATTAAGGGCAAAGAAAGATATTATCCTTGTAGAAATTTATCTATGACAGATCATCAATGCTTTATTTTAGACCCAGAGGATTATGTTAAGGCTGATTCTATTGGAGAAATTGTTGCAATAATCCATAGCCACCCTTCAACACCACCTACACCTAGTCAAGCGGATAGAATTAGTTGTGAAGATAGTGGTCTAGTTTGGCATATTGTTAATCCTAAAACAGAAAAGTGGGGATATTGTGAGCCAAATGGATATAAACCCCCATTAATAGGTAGACAATGGGTTTGGGGTTTAACTGATTGTTATTCTCTTATTAGAGATTGGTATAAAGAAAATAAAAATATTAATTTAAGAGATTATCAAAGACCTACAACTTTACAAGAATTTAATAAAAAACCAATATTTGAAATGAATACTTGGCGAACTGGTTTTAGAGAATTAAGACCTGAAGAAAAATTACAAAATGGAGATTTGTTATTAATGTCAATCGAATGTCCAACTTTAAATCACATGGCATTATTTTTTGATGGCGATGTAATCCACCATTTAACAGATAGACTATCTTGTAGAGAGCCTTATTCAGAATGGCTGCTAAAATGTACTGCTAAAAGGTATCGTTATGCGCAAAGTTAAGTTATATGGAAAACTTGCTGAGTTCGTAGGTCACAAAGAATTTGAAGTAGAAGTTAGAGACATTTCACAAGCAGTTAGTTTTTTAATCAATAATTTTCCTGACCTTGAAACTTACATGAGTCCTAAATATTATCAGGTCAAAGTAGGTACATACGAGATAGGGCAAGATGAGATAAATTATCCTGTGGGTTCTCAAGATATTCATTTTATTCCTGTTATTACAGGTGCTGGTCGTGGTCTAGGAAAAATCTTGTTAGGCGCTGCTCTCATTGGAGTTAGCTTAATGCTTCCGGGTGGGGGTATGTTTGGTAGCTCAGTTTTTGGTGCATTCGGTGGACCAGTAGCTAATGCAGGTTTTTTAACTGGTGTTGGTACTTTTACTAGCGCAATAGGTGCGTCTTTAGTATTAGGAGGTGTAAGCGATATGTTATTTCCAGTACCTGAAATACCTAAATTTGAATCTTCACAAGACCCTAAACTCTCATTTAGTTTTGGAGGGCTGCAAAATACGTCAAGGGCTGGCACTCCTGTCCCTATCGTATATGGGGAAATTATGACAGGCTCTGTTGTGATTTCAGCTGCTGTTGACACGAATCAGGTAGAAGCATGACTCAAAATAATAAAGCTATACAAGGTTCTGGAGGAGGAGGGAGTAGAACACCGCCACCACCATATAAAGCACCAGATACGTTACACAGTAGATCTTTTGCAACTGTTCAAGATTTAATTTCTGAAGGAGAAATAGAGGGTTTCGCTACACCTTCAAAAGCTGGAATAACAGATAGGACATCAACAGCTTATGCAAATTCAAGTCTTAAAGATGTTTTTCTAGATGATACACCTGTCTTAAATGCTTCTGCTGATAATTCAAACCCAGTAGATACAGATTTTAATTTTAAAGATGTAATTTTTAGGTCAAGATTCGGTACAAATAGTCAAGCCAAACTTTCTGGCATTCCAGCAGAAAATAGAACACCAACAGGAGTAAATGTCACAGTTACGACCTCTGCACCAGTAACTAGACAAATTACAAATACAGATGTAGATGCTGTGATTGTTACTTTAACTTGGCCTCAGATACAAGTTTTAGAAGATGATGGCGACATACGCGGAGATACAGTTGCATATAAAATACAAATTCAGTACAACTCAGGTGGATATAATGATGTTATAAGCACTTCTGTTACAGGAAGAACAGGCGACGCATACGCAAGAGATCACAGAATCAACATAACAGGCGCATTTCCTGTAGATGTTAGAGTTGTGAGAGTTACTGCAGACAGTTCAAGCACTTCAAGAATTAATGCTTTTCAATTTACAAGTTTGCAAGAAGTTTTAGACAATTCCTCTACTTATCCTGACTCAGCTTATACAGCGCTACGACTAGATAGTAAACAATTTAACCGCATACCTCAGAGAACGTATCGCCTCAGAGGGATTAAGGTACGTATTCCGGGTGCGGGTGCTTCTAGTTCTGGTACACCAACTGTTGATAATGCAACTGGCAGAATAATTTATCCCAATGGCTACATATTTAATGGTGTTATGGGTGCAGCTGTTTACACAAATTGTCCAGCTATGTGTTTACTAGACCTTTTAACAAACACTCGTTATGGATTAGGCGACCATGTTTCGGATAGTAATTTAGATTTATTTTCTTTTGTCGCTGCTAGTAAATATTCTAATGAGCTAGTAGATGATGGTAGCGGAGGTTTAGAGGCTAGGTTTAGTTGCAACGCAAATATTCAATCCCCAAGAGAAGCATTTGACGCTATTAATGATTTAGCTGGTGTAATGCGATGCATGCCAATATGGTCTGCTGGTTCGATAACAATAGCTCAAGACAAACCTACTGATGCTAGTTTTTTATTCAATCTGTCAAATGTAGGTCCATCTGGTTTTAGTTATTCAGGAAGTAGTTTAAAACAAAGACATACAGTAATTTCTGTGTCTTATTTCAACATGGATTCTAAAGAAGTCGATTATGAGGTAGTTGAAGATGCTGCAGCTATAGCTAAATTTGGTTCTATTGTTAAACAAATCGCTGCATTTGGCTGTACGTCTAGAAATCAAGCTGCCAGACTAGGTCGAGCAGTATTATTTGCAGAGCAAAATGAATCTGAGGTAGTAAATTTTAATGCGTCAATAGACGCTGGTATAGTGGTTAGACCCGGAAGTATAATAGAGATTGCTGACCCTGTTAGAGCAGGCGCTAGACGAGGTGGAAGAGTAGTTTCAGCAACTACTACTGTTGTTAATATTGATGGCTTTAGCGAAACAACATTACCTTCACCAGCAGATAACGCAACACTAAGTGTAGTTCTTGCAGATGGTTCAGTTGAATCGAGAAATATTACTGTCATAAGTGGACCAGCAATTACAGTTGAAACTGCTTTTTCTTCTGCACCTTTAAACAACACACCATATTTATTGTCCAGTACAAGTTTGCAAACTCAGCTATTCAGAGTTATAAGCATAGAGGAAACTGATAGAATTAATTATTCTATAAGCGCATTATCCTATGTTGCTGGAAAATATGATTTTATTGAAAATGGTACAGTTTTACCTACTAGAACTGTCTCGTTATTAGACAAACCAGCTGAAGCACCAAGTTCTTTAACAGTTTCTGAACAAACAATAGCTATAAATAATGTCGCTAGATCAAAACTTATTGTAGATTGGCAACCAGTACAAGGTGTAACACAATATCAAGTCAATTATAAATTTGAAAACAATAATTACATTTCTCAAGTTGTTTTTAGTAGTGATTTTGAATTGTTAGATACTCCTATAGGAGAATATACTTTTCAAGTTTTTTCATATAATGCTGCTTTACGTTTATCGCCAAACTCAGCTAATGCAACATACAGTGCTGTTGGTAAAACTACAGTACCTGAAGATGTGCAAAATTTAACTATTGAGGTTATTAATGAGCAATTAGCTAGACTAAGATTTACACAATCTACCTCTGTAGACGTTTTGCATGGCGGTAGAGTTTACATTAGACATTCAAGCCTTACAGGTAATTCAGCATCTTTCCAAGCCTCTCAAGACGTTGTAGAAGCAATAGCAGGTAATGCAACTGAGGCGATAGTACCCGCAATGAGTGGAGGCGGTACTTATCTTGTTAAATTTCAAGATGATGGCGGTAATTTTAGTACAAATGCTGCAAGTGTTTCTTTATCTACAGTTGAAATACTTGACTCAATCACTATAAAAAATGACAGGGAAGATAATGACAGCACACCTTATAACGG